CTGCCGTTGCGGAAGCGTATCTCCTCTTTGCCGGCGGCGAGGCTGATGCCGTGGTCGGGGTCCACGAGGCCGCTCATCTCCGGCCTGAGCACGATCGCGCACAGGCTTTCGAACGTGTCCTTGATGACGCTGAAGTGCTGCGCCGTCCACACGATGCGCATGCCGGGGGTTCGGGCGGCGCGGTGGATCGCGACCCAGCCGATGTCGTAGGTCTTGCCTGTCTGGCGCGGGATCGACAGCACGGCGTTGCGGGCGCTCCAGAAGCCGTCGGCGCTTTTCGCGAGGATAATCCGGTTGATCTGCCGCTGCCAGACGTCGAACCGGTCGCCCGCCGCGTTGGCGAGCCGGTTGAGGCTCGGCTCGCCGCTGGTGTACAGGTCGTCGGGGATGATCTGGCAGGCCGCCCCGTCAATCCTCGTGCTCATCCAATCGTATGTCCTCCGTGTCCAGGGCCTGCATGGCCGGATCATGCCCGTTCGACGCCTTGTCGATCGCCTCGATCTCGGCGCTCATGTCCGCCAAGCGTTTCGTCAGGCTGGCGAGGTCGCGTGAGCTTATCGACCCTTCGTCGAGCTTTTCGGCGATCAGGTTGCGCATCGCCACCAGGAGGCGGCGACGATCACCGGAAGCGGCGGCATTGCTGACCCTATGGGACTTCGACGCGCTCTTCGACCTGGTGGTTTTCGACGTTCTGGCGACCATGACGGCTCCTTGCCAAGTGTGGAAAAAAGTCCGGGGGAAAAACGGCCCTTTGCCCGTGGTGGCCGTGAGGTGGCCGGGCAGGGTCTACTACCTACCCCCGAACCAGTCCGAGCAGCGGATCGGCCCGGCCGAGACCTGTGCGGCGCGCTGCGGCGCTTTGCCTTGCATGATGAGGTGGGCGACGCGCTCGCGTGCCCATGCCAGACTGTGCGTGCCCTTGATGGCGTTGCACCATCGGTGCGCCGGCCCGCTGTTGTCGTGCGTCAGGGTGCCGCCTCGCGCCAAAGGTATCGTCTCGTCGATCACGAAGCTGTACGGGTCGGGCGAACGCAGCGTGTAGTCGATGGGCCGATAGCAGATGTAGCAGTCGGCTTGCATGTGCCGCCATCGCTGCTGCTCCAGCCTGCGCCTGTGCCCGTTGCGTTTGCGCGGGTTGCTCACCTGAGCCTCGGTTTCGCGGTGCATTGGCTGACCTCGACGCCGGCCCTGAACACGATCTCGTCGGCGATCAACGGCACCCACACGATGCCCAGATCGTCGCCCTCCACCTCCGGGTAGGGCTGCCGGTCGGCCAATGGGTAAGGGAAGATCAAGCCGTCCACGAGCACACGCCCCCTGCGGGCGTCCACTTCGATACGCTTGGGACACAACGCCATGACACGCCTCCAATCGAACGCTTGTACGGATCGACAGACTGCGCTCGCCGGCGGGAAGAAGAGGAAAGAACCGCCGGCGAGGCGTCTGTCTGTGGTGGTTTCTCGGGTGCCGCATACGCTGGTTGTGCACGGTGCCGGCGGCGGCTGGCGGATGGTGCGGGATTCGAACCCGCGAAGCATGAGGTCGGTTGTCATGCCTGCCCGCCTAGCAAGCGGGTGCCTTCGACCGCTCGGCCAACCATCCAAGGGGATCGGATACGAAAAAAGCCCATCCCCGATGGGACAGGCTTTTCCGATACTCCGATTACACGCGACAGCGTAACACGAAACTGTCTCACGTTCAAACGTCGCCGCCGTCGCGCTCGGCGCGATCCTGCGCGCAGGCCAACAGCTCCATGATGTTCCACTCCCAGTAATGCCGGTCGATGCGCCGCGTGGACGGCATCTTGCCCCGGCTGCGCCAGTTCGCCAAGTCCTTGCCCGTCACGTTCACGCCAGCGTTCTCCCGCACCCATCTGGCGGCGTCGGCTTGGGTTCGCGTGATGTGCATGAGGCCGGCCGAACGCAGGTATTCGAGCCGCACGCGCTTCAAGTCGAGCCATGCGCCGCATTCGGGACACACCGCATACCGCGCGGAATGGGCGGCGTAGATCGGCGTGCGTATCGGCCCGCCATCATCCCCCGCCATATGCAGGCAGTCGGGACACACGCCGACAAGACGGCGCTCGCCGGCGTGCGTGGTGGCGGTTTCGACCTTTTCCGATAGGCGGATCAGGTCGGCGTATAGGTCGCCGGCCGTGTCGAGTCGTGCGAGGTCGGGCATGTGGCGCAGCAGCAGGCGGGTGATGTCGGCCCATTGCCTCAGGGTGCGGGGCCGCTCCATCCGGTCGTGGCCGATCGGTTTGACGCCGAGCATGCCGCCGGTGAGTTGCAGGTGCGTTTCCACTGCGGAGTGGAGCGCTTGGGCGGCTTCGTTGACCGGCGGGGCCGCATATGCCGCGTTGCCTTGGCGTGGCGAGCGCTCGCGGGTGGTGGCCTGCTTGTAGGCGATCTGCTGGAGGGCTGGCATGCCGGCCTTCAGGAGCCATGCGAGGCGTTTCGCCCAGTCCTTGACGCATTCCTTGCACAGGTTCGCGTCGCCGGCCGCTTTGCCGCAGGCCGCGCACGTTCGTTGTTCCATCATCCCCGCCCTTTCGCTGGTGCTATACTCGCTTGTTGGACAATGCGAGCCTCTGCCGAAAGGTGGGGGCTTTTACTTTCCCGAAGCCGTTCCCGACGTGGTGGATTGGCCGGGAACGGCTTGTTTTCAACGGTTTGCTGACTTTCCTTAACTTTCTCTTCTATTGTCGCCGATGCCGGCGGGTTTTTCCGGCGCGGGTGCCGGGTGGGCTTGCAGGATGATGGCCTTCACCTCATCGATGGGGATGCGCAGGGATCGCGCGGTCTCTTCCGGCGGCACGCCCTTGCCGTGCCATTCCACGATGATCTTCCTGACGCCTTCGGTGACTCTCACGCCCGTGCCTCCTGCCGGTCGAGCTGTTCGCATGCGGAGTGCTTGGCGCACATTTGGGCGACGCGGCGCATGCACTTGCGGATCGCGCCGCCGTAGGAGAGGGCGACGACGGTGAACCGGCCGAAGCATTCCGGGTGCGTCACGTCACGGCCGGGCGTGGCGGTGCCTCGCATGATGGTGACGGGGCCTAGCTGCCAGGCGGTGACGTTGGCGTCGATGTTGTTCATAAGATTTCCTTTCTTGGGTCGTCATTTGACCCCGTACCGGCGGCCGCCCCAGATGCCCTGCAACTGGTAGCCGTCGATCCGGTTGTGCTCGTCGGCGAACCGGCGGCACTCGCCGATGACCGGGCATGACCGGCATATGGCGAGCGCGGCCGCCTGTTCGTATGGTTTGCCGCTGAACCAGAGTTCGGGGTCGTGGTCGCGGCATGCGGCCTGATGTCGCCAGTCCATGGGTTATCGGCCGTCCTTTCGGTAGGGGTTGGCGCGTTCCACGATGGCGAGTTCGTCGAAGTGGTTCATGGCGTCGAACACGGCCTGTTTGCCTTGTTCGTAGGCTTCGGCGAGTTCGTCGGACTGTTCGGCGTCCATGATCGAACCGGCCTGCGGCCTTGTGAAGCCCGCCGTCCTGAGCCTGCGTTCGATCTCGTAGAGGCCGATTGGTTCGCTGTCGCAGGTGAAGACGATGCTCAGGCGTTTCATGACAAGTCCTTTTGCAGCGCGCGACGGCCGGCCTCGGTGATGGCATAGCGTCCGTATCCGACGTCTTGCGTGTATCCGCGTTCCTCCAGGGATTGGAAGGTGCGTTTGTGGTTGCCGTCGGCGGGCTGCATGTCGCCGTGCCTGACGATCTGGAGCAGCACACTCTTCTGCGCGTAAGTGAGTCGTGGTCTCATTTGACGCCTCCGCTCAGCGGGTCGATGAGCTCGCAGCTCATGGCGTCGATGCGCTCGCCGGTCTTGACGGTCATGCACAGGCGTTTGACGTCGCCGGTCTGCCGCACCTCCTGCGTGACGGTCTGCACATCCCGTTCGCCGAGCTGCGCCTGTTCACCGAGCTGCGCCTGTTCACCGAGCCCGTAACCGACGGCGAGCGCCGCGAAGGCGATCACCGCAGCGGGCGCGATCTTGATGGCGTATGGTCTGCCGTTCCTCATTGTTCCTTCTCCGTTCCGTTGATAAAACCCCATGCGCTCACCGCGACCTGCTTCCACCATTCGAGCTCACGGTCGGCGATGCGCTTGCCGCTCTCATACACGATCGGGCGCTCGCCGTTATGCTCCCAGAGGACGAGGGCGAGTCGTTCGATCTCGTCGGGAGTGAGGGGCGTGGCGCTTATGGCTTGCTCGATGCCGATGGCGAGCGCGAGCGCGTCGTCATGGCCTTGGGCGTATCCGATCACGTAGGCTTCGGCCGGACTGTCGTTGCCGAGTCCGGCGTCGGCGAGCGCGTTCAACGCCTGTTGCGTCAGGTCGATGCTCATGCGTCTTCCTTGGTTTGGTTGGTGATTTGGCTGAATTGTTCGAGGTGGGTTATCCAGCGCAGCAGGGCGAGGGTGGCGGTGTACCGGTACATGTCGTCCTGCGTGAGGCTGCGGTGCGCCGAGTAGATCGTGTTGCCGGTCTTGTCGGTTTCGATGTCGCCGAGTTTGATGGTGGTGCCGTCCGTCCGATCGCACATGATCCGAATGCGCGTCATATGCCCGCCTTTCTGTGTTTGCGTTCCGCCTTCCATTTCACGTGGTAGAACAGGAACGCTTTGAGCGTGCTCATAGGCTCCCAGAAGTCGCCGTCCGGTAGGTCGAGTTGCCACCATTGACCGCAGACCGGGCAACGCCATACCGGATCGGAACCCGTGGGCTTGCAATACTGACTACTCACTCCCCCGCCTCCAGTTCGCTGATGTCGGTCGGAATGCCGTATTGGTCGCAGTGGATGCGTGTGCTCATTGCTTGTCTCTTTCCCGTTTGATGAGTTCGTCGATGAGGACGAGGGCGAGGTCGGGGTAGCCTTGCTTGAGTTTTGCCCATGTTCTGGCTTCGACGCCGACGGTGTGGGCGACGAGTGCCGTGAGTATGTCGTACTGTTGGCGCGTCCACGCGATCTTTTCGCCGTAGTCGATGACTCGGCATAGGTACCATCGGGCTTTTTCGAGGTCTTCCAAGGGCCGGCCCTTGCTGTGGTAGCGCCACAGGTACTTGCAGCAGTTCCCAAGGCAGAAGGTGGTGTCGGCGGTCAGGTCGATGCATTCCATGCCGGGGTGTGAGTCGGTGTAATGCTTCGGGCTGTTGACGGGGTCGTTGATCCAGCTCATTGCCTGTCTCCTTGGGTGCCGGTTCGGATGATGTCGAGGTAGGCGGTGTAGTCGTTGATGTCCCGACGGATGCAGTCCTGGACTCGGTGGGTGCCTGCGTGGTTTTGGTAGGGGTTGCCGCCGATGGCTTGGTCGGCGAGGCGGAAGCTGGTGAGGTCGAGTTTTCGGTGGTGGAGTCCTTGGGTGATGGGGTGTTCGAGGTGGCGGCTGAGGTGCACGTCGAGCTGGCGCAGGTCGAAGTCCACGTTGGTTCCTGCGGGGTGGAGTGTGTATTGGCTGAGTTGGTCGTTGAGGAATTCGTGGATGTTGAGCGCGGTGTGCTTGTAGTCGTAGCCGGTCTTGGGTGCTTCGGCGCAGGCGAGCATGAGCCCGTTGGCGAGGTGCATTTCGTGGGCTTTGAGCATTTCGGGGTGGTTGGCCCAGTTGCGCACGTTGTCGGGGTGGACGATCAGGTGCAGGCTGTCGCCTCGGGTTTCGGCTTTCAGGTCGGTGACCTGCATGCCGACTTCCAGGAGTTCGCACTGATTGGGGTCGAGGCCGGTGGTTTCGGTGTCGATCCATAGGAGCATGTGGGGTTTGGCTGGCGGTTTTGGCGGGTTGAGGGGTTTGCCGCTGACGGTGATGTCGTGTTGGGTGTTCATTGGTCGCCTTTCTTGATGTCGATGTGGGTGGGGAGGTTTTCGGGTGGCGGGCAGGGATGGCGGGTGCCGTCCTTGTTGAGCTGCTGCCAGCCGCCTGTGCGGTAGTAGACGGGGATGGTGGCGGGGTCTTTGCCCGTGTGGACGAGGTAGCCGAGCCGGTAGGCGCGTGCGGGGTGGGCGTGTACCCATCCGTGGCATCCTGTGGTGCCGCTGCCGCAGAGTTGGAGCAGGTTTTCGGGTTGGTGGAGCCGGTCGAAGGGGTGGCTTCGCGGTTCCCTGTGGTGGATGCTGTCGCCGCTCCAGTGGCTGCCGGTTTCCCGGTCGCACATGGCGCATCGGTATCGGTCTCGCCTCTGTACGGTTCTGCGGGTCTCGGCTGTTGGCTTGCTGCTCATCGGCTGGCCTTTCGTTGGCATTCGTTGATGATTTCCTTGGCTTTTTGTTCCGGGTCGATGCCGGTTTTGACGCTGGCCCAGAAGTCGGCTCTCATCGCGTCGGTGAAGGTGCCTACGGGCACGTGGTCCCGGATGTGGCCGGTGATCCACCGGTCGTCGATGACGGTGCCGTCGGGCAGTGCGTGCCGGTATGGTTTCGGCTGGCTGGGCATGGTGTCCATGTATGCGCCTTGGCGCAGCCATCGGCTCATGTTGGGCGCGTATCTGGGGTCGTCCACGGTTTTGGCGTAGGCGATGACGGCTCCGATGAGCTGCGCTTCCGTCACGGCGGACGTGCCGTCGTGCCCGGCCACGGCTGCGGCCCACGCTTTCTCGGCTTCCCGTCGCGATCCGGTGTGGCGTGGGTAGGCGTTCCACGCCGTGGCGAACGGGTCGGCCAACGCCCTGGCCTCGGCCTCGGCGACCGACGCGGTTTGCTTCGATCCCGGCCCGGAGGGGTCAGGGGAGGAAGAAGGCATGGTTTTGGTTTGGTTAGGTACGGTAGTGCTTCCTGTTTGCTTTGTTGAAGTTGAAGCAGTCTGCTTCGCGTCTGCTTCGTTTTGCTTCCTGTTTGCTTCGGCTTTCGCCCTGCGGGACTCGCCCGACGCCTTGCCTCCGGCGTGGCCGGCGACGACCTTCTTCTCGTGCAGTTCGGCGGCTTCTTCGGGCGTAAGCGGTTTCTTCTGGTTCTTGAAGCTGCCGAACACGGCGAGGCCGCGACGGGTCACGACCCTGTACACGCCTTCGCCGGCCTCCTCGAAGAGCCCGTTTTCAACGAGTTCGCGCACGAGTCTGACGGTGCCGCCCACGCTTCTGACGCGCTTGAGGTCGAAGGTGCCGTCGAACGAGTCCGGCCGCGTGTATATCTGGTGGTCGCACCACGTCACCATCGTCGCGTACAGTCCGCGCGCGGCCATGCTGCTGTCCTGCACCGCAGGATCGAAACCGAAGGTGCTGTCGAAGTTCACAGACATGGCGCGCCGCCTTCACGACATGCGATAATCGACTTATGAGCAACGACAAGAAGACCCAGCGCTGCATGTGTGTGACGATTGATTTCGAGCAGCTTACGTTCGGTGAGCTGCGCAAGTTCGTCGAACTGACGGCAGATCGTGAGGACGATGAATTTGTGTGCGTCAACGACAATGACGGAGTGCCGGACGGCTTTATGGCGTATGTGGACGCAGAAACCATAGACGTCGTGCCAACCGATGAGACGTCGGAGCGCTGATATCGACCACATCTTTTCCTGAGCCACCCCGTTGCGGGTGGCTTTTTTGTTTGCCTGCTGCATATAAGCCTCTCTCAATGTGTGGTTACTTGATCTCGCCGGTGGTCGGATCGACGGCCTCTCCTCTGTCGGTCTCGTCAGCATCGTCGTCGGGATCGGGATAGTCGGGCGCGCTTTCCTCGAACGTGGCGAGGCTGTCGTGGAGGTTGTCGTACAGGACCGCGCGGCGTGCGTCCTTCGGATAGGTGAGCAGCCGGTTGATGACCTCGGCGCAGTCGATGATGTGCTGCGCGAGCGCGTCCGTGTCGTACACGGCCTCGGTGTACGGGTCGATCTGGTGGAACTTGTCGAGGTAGGCGTCTTTGGTTTCGAGCTGCATCTTGTGGTTGACCGCGCGGCGGAAGTCCACGGCCGCCTGCTTGATCTTCGCGCACGAGCTGTTGAAGTCCAGCAGGCTCAGCGGGCTCATTTCGTCGGGTATGAGCGCGTCCTGGACAAGTCCAGAGTCATTTTTCTTTGCCATGAGGGTGTCCTTTCTAGAATTCCGGGTCGCCGGTGTCGGTGGTGGACGTGTCCGTTGTGTAGCC